GTCAAACAGGGTCAAATAGTGCAAATTTAGAAAAGAGAAAAGGCGTCACATCTTACGATGTAACGCCTTTTTTGGTGGGCGGTAAGGAACTCGAATCCCTGACCCCCTGCACGTCAAGCAGGTATTCACCACAAATTCCTATCGTTACACCGATATAATTACAGCGTGTTGGGCAAATGTTGGGCTAACCAGCACGAAACATGTTCGTACAACAGGGCGAATCACCCGCCCATCTGGTGCAGCTTGTCGCCCAGCTTGTCCAGTTCGGCGGCCATGTCCTGCGCGTCGCGGTGGATGTACACCCGGTCCGTTATGCCGCTGCCGATTGCGTGGCCGCCGGTACGCTGCATTACATCCTTGCGCACCCCGGACTGGGCCGCCAGGGTGAAAAAGGTGTGGCGGCAGCTGTACGGCACCAGGCGGGGCGGCACGTCGTCTACGCGGCTGCCGTCTGGCCGGTACGGGTTTGGCATGATGCCCAGGCGCGCAAGGGCGGGGTAGAATTCCCGCCGCCGGTAGTTGTGCAGGCTGAGCTGCTTGCCGGCGGGCGATGGGAACACATAGCCGCCCGGCGCGGCGGCCAGGTAGTACCGCAGAAAGATGGGCCACACGGCGGAGTTGATGTACAGCGGCCGCCCTCGGCCGGCCTTCGTCTTGCTGCCGGCCAGCAGCAGGCAGTGGCCGTCCACGTCAATCGCGTCGTCCCGGCGGATTTTGACCAGGTCGGCCGGGCGCATGCCGGTGCCGATCAGCACCAGGATAATGTCCACGTCCCGGGTGCCCTGGTGGGCGAACAGAGTGCGGATTTCGCTCTCGGTGAACACCTGCCGCTCGCCGCTCTTGTCGCCGTCAACGTACAGCAGCCGGGCATAGTCCTGGCTGATCAGGTCGTTCTGCATGGCCCAGGCGGTGCACTTGGAGATCACCTGAAGCACCTTATTGCACAGGGATTCGCTGTACCCCTCGTCCGACAGATCATCGAGGATCGGCTGATAGTGCCGGGGCCGCAGCTCCCGCAGCTTCTGGCTGCCGATGCGCTCGGCCAGATGCCGGCGGTACGCGCCGTCCAGCGTGACCTGCTGATTCTGCCCCAGTGCCTGAAATTTGGCACTCTGACGCACCAGCGCCCACACCTGGCCGAAGGTGTAGTTGAACACGCTGCTGGCGGCCTCCACGTTTTCGGGCGTGACGGCGGCCTGCGCCTCCCGCAGGGTGGCATAATAGCCCAGCTGGATGAAATGGCCGTCCTTGTACACTCTGGCCCGCCAGGGTTTGGCCAGGCCGTCCACCTTGTACACGGTGCCGCAGCCATTTGACCGCTTGCGCCGGCGGGTCACCGGCCGCTCGACCGCGCCGGTGGGCTGGCCGCAGTAGCAGCAATACGGCACCGCCTGAATACGGCGGCGGCAATGGGGACACAACATAACAAACACCTCCCGGTATGACTTGTCAGGCCTGCCCGGAGGTGATACAATACAGATGTTCTTGCTGGTATTGTCCTTCGGGCAAGCTGGTTGGATGCGCCCTCGGTGTTGGTAGCACCGGGGGCGTTTTTTCTTTTATACCACCGGTCTGCCCAGTGCGCCGTCCGGCATCACATAATGACCGTCCCGGATCTCGTTGAACCCGCCGCCGTAGTACCAACCATGCGATTCTACAAATTCCAGGAACAGATCTGTTATCTCGTCAAAATCTGCATCTTCCGGCACAGTCAGGCAGCCCTGAATTTCGATTTCGTGTTCCATTAATTTTTCTCCTTCATCTGACGAATCGTCCGATCAAAGTCCGAAACAATCTTCTGGGTGGGGTTGAACAGATCATATTCGGCTTCGGCTTTCGCTCTGGCCTGCCGGGCAGAAACCTTGCCCTTGTCCGGCAGAATATCATAGCGCCGGAAGGACAGGAACTCGTTGATACTGGCCGCGAACTGCTCCATGGTGAAGGTATTCTCCCGCTCGATCAGATCCTCAATGTAATCGAAGTAGCCGGTCACCGTGCGCTCCAGCTGGCGGATCTGCTTTTCGGTCAGATAATTCTTGGCCACCGATACATCCGACCGAAGCACACGGCCATCCGGGGCATTCTTCCAGGTGGTCAGCCCCATGTGCTCCTTGGTGTGGTCAGCCCTATTGTACACGATTTCAGCTGCCGTCTGGCCGGTGATGGCATAGTGGAATTTATTCTGCACCATGGCGTAGAACTCCTTGGTCACCGGAGAATTGCGGTCATAGTCGATGCTGCACTCGGCAAAAATGTCCGTTACCTGCTGCCAGATGCGGCGCTCACTGGCGCGGATGGAGCGGACGCGCTCCAGCAGTTCGCGGAAGTAGTCTTTGCCGAAGGCGTCCTTCCCCTGCTTCAGGCGCTCATCGTCCAACACAAAGCCCTTGGTCATGTACTCCTTGAGAATGCCGGTGGCCCAGATGCGGAACTGCGTTGCCCGGCGGGAGTTAACGCGGTAACCCACCGAGATGATGGCATCGAGGTTGTAGAACCTACGTTCTCTTCTGACCATTCTGGGACCTTCCTGTTCAACTGTTTCCATTTTGGAAATAGTTGCTTCGGTCTGCAACTCACCTTCCTCATAAATGTTTGCAAGGTGCTTATTGATTGCAGCAGGCTGCACGCCAAACAGCTCTGACATGCCCTTCTGCGTCAGCCAGATGCTTTCATCCTTCACAACAGCATTGACCGAGACATCCTCCTCTGCAGAACGATAGATCAAAAACTGAAAGTTATTTTCCATATTGCCTTCCTTTCACCCCACCCAGTGCGTCCAGCCGACCTCTCTCACCGAAGCGCGTCCATCAGCTGCACAAGCCAGGCCGGGCGGTGCATGCCGACCGGCAGCAGCTCACCGTTGCGGTATTCGGCCACCAGCGCGAACCCGTTGTTGTTGTCGAAGAATTTTGCTTCGTCACAGTAAGGAAGGATTTTGGCCACATCCGCAAAGCGGTGGGCGAATCGGGTTTCCACATCGTGAGTGGGAATATTGTGGCCGCCCTTGCGCACACGGTTTTCAATTCTCAGAAGGCTTTCATCCAAAGTGTTCAGCCCCACATAGTACAGGCGGATGTAGTACCCGTCCGCTTTGGCCCGGCGGGCGAGCTTGCGGGGATAGCCTCCGGAGAGGGTGGTCTCCTGCGTGAAGCTGATGCCGTCGGCCAGCGCGGTTTCCAGCCGCTGAACGGCCAGCTTGCCGCCTTCGTATTCATCGCCGCCGCACTGGGCGGTGAGCTGATCGGGGTCAACGATCAGGCCAAGGTCGGTGCGTTCGGCCTTCAGGCTGCCGGTAAGACTGGACTTGCCGCAGCCGTTCACCCCGCCAATGATGGTATAAATCCGCATATTGGTCTCCTCTTTTTAGTCCCAGTGCGTCCGCCAACGGCACGAAGGTTACTCCGCCGTTTTATTGCCTTTGCTGCGATTGCAGCGCCAGCACAATGTTTGCAGGTTGTCCTCGGTGGTCATGCCGCCCTTCGATACCGGGATGATGTGATCAATTTCCAACAGCAGATTCGGCTCTTTCTCTACGGAAGCGCCGCAATATTTGCAGGTGTACCCGTCACGCTCTTTGATTGCCTGCCGCAGCTTGTTGGTCATCAGCGCACGCTGACCGGCAGCGCTCTTTTTGAACTTGATCTTTTCGGAAAGATACGTAATAAAACGGCTCAGATTGTCCAAATCCATGACCACATCGTAACTGGTTCCGGTGTTGCCGCCTGCACTGGTATATTTAAAAACATATTTCGGAAAATACAGCGTGCTGAAATCGACCGGAGTAAAGCCCAAGTTTTTCACCAGGCTTCCCTTTCCAAAGGTCCGGATCAGTACGGGAATATCGGACTGAATGCTTTCCAAAATACTGGCACGCTCCGCTTTCAGACCTTTCTTGCCATCCTCAGCGGCTGAAAAATTATTGAACATTTCTTCAAACCGCTCCAAGGTTTCTTCATCCGCTTTAATACCGAAATATTTGCAGACATACTTGAACGGCTCTCTCCGGGCATTATCGCAAACAGTCCGGGAGCAGTTGTAGATATAGGGCGCATATTCCTGCTTTTTCAATGCACCTCGCTGCACATTCCAGCGGCTTTCATCGTGATACTGAGCCTCGCCGTAGTCCGTTCGGTTCACAAGCAGGGCTGTGCTCTTCAGCTCTTCAATATGCTGATTCAGATCGTTGCAGTCTTGAATATGATTCCGAACTTTCGCTTTAATTTCCAGGAATTTCTTGCTTTTGAAATACAGGGTTTCGTAGACGAAATAGGCTAAAATGATTGCCACACCAACCAAAATGAACATAATCATTTACTCCTTTTTGATGTTACCGATTGTCTTTGTAATAGTAGTACGCCCTTCGTACATACTCTTCCGTTGTGTCCAGTCGTTCTGCAATTTCCCACGCATCATATCCTTTTCTGAGCAGATCAAACAGCGTTTTGCGCGGAATAGCCTGCTGGATGTACCAGTGATCTGCCCGAACCTCATGCCGCTCCATAATGTCAAATGGAGTCTGCCTTGTATAAAAGCCACCATACAGGCAGTGCCCGAGTTCGTGGCCGATACAGGCCTGCTCCTCAGCCGTTGTGCGGCTGCGGGAACAATCCAGACCGATGTAGCACCTTCCGGAAATTTCCGTGGACATACTGTCCACCAGCGGAAACGCGAACCTAAGAATTTCTACTCCATTGCGTTCGGCGATTTCCATGAAATCAGCCTTTGCCTGCATTGGCATCACGCTCCTTAATAAAACGCACAAATTGCTTGACCTCTTCGTACTGGGCATCCGTCACCGGCCCCCCGCCAAACAATGCAAATTTAATCTCTTCGTCTGAGACCTCACCACTTTTTGCACCGGGGGCTTTTTTAGATTCTTGACCCGGCGGGATGGGGGAAGCGGGTGCGGGCTGCTCTTCCCAGCCCATCAGGTAGGCGGGAGATACTCGTAGCCGCCGGGCGATGGCGTCTATTTTATCCGTTGGGATGTTTGTTACGATATTATTTTCGTATTTATAGACAGCTTGCTTTGAGACTCCGATATAATCTGCAAGCTCCTGTTGGGTTACATCTTGCTCTAAACGAACCTTCCGGATGCGATCACCGACGGTCATTCTAAGCACCTCCTTTAATGTATAGTATATCAGATAAACTGACAGTTTACAATATTTTGAATTAAATTAGCAAAAATAACTTGACAGGTTTCAACTGCGATGATATTATACAAGTAACCTCATAAGTTACATTGAGGCCGATTGGAGGTGAACATGTGGTAAACGTCAATTTGCTCAAGGCCTACATGGTCAAAGCGGGCTATACTCAGAAAATGTTGGCCAAGAAGCTCGGGATATCAGAACAGACACTAACCCGGAAGCTAAAAAAGCGTGTTTTTGGCACAGATGAAGCCTCAAAGATTGTGGAGCTTTTGAACATCGACAATCCGCAGGCTGTATTTTTTGGCCGGTAAGTAACTTAAAAGGTTACTTTTCTTTAAAGGAGAATTCATCATGACCAACATTATCTTATCAACGCAGAACGGAGAGCCTGTGGCGTCCAGCCGCCAGGTTGCCGAGAACTTTGGCAAAGAGCACAAGAACGTGATTCAGGCCGTGCAAAATCTCGTGGCTGAAAATTCAGCCGCCAAAGCCATGTTCTATGAGACCACATTTGAGAACCGTGGCAAGCAGTATCCCATGTACCTGATGACCCGCGACGGTTTCACGCTGCTGGCCATGGGCTTTACCGGCAAGGCCGCGCTGGAGTGGAAGCTCAAGTACATTACCGCATTCAACGCCATGGAGAAGGATCTGGCAGCCCAGCAGCTGCTCCCCGTGTCCAAGGAGATGCAGGCGCTGTTTTTACTCGACCAGCGCACCGTGCAGCAGGAGGCCCGCCTCACCGCGCTGGAGAACACCATGACGGTAGACTACAGCCAGCAGCAGACCCTGAAAAAGGCCGTGGGCCGCGTGGTGGTGGAAGCCCTGGGCGGCAAGGCAGCCCCGGCCTACTGCGACCCCCATGTGCGGGGCAAGCTGTTCAGCGAGTGCAACCGGGACGTGCAGGACTGGTTCCGCGTCAATAGCGTGTGCAATGTGCCCCGCAAGGACTTTGACAAGGCGGTGGAGTACATCCAGCGCTGGAAGCCCAGCACCAACTCCGTGATGCTGATCCAGAGCGTCAACGCTCAGACCAGTTTGTATGGGTGAGGGAGGTGAACCACATGGAGAGCAGCAAAACGCCCGGCGGGCCGCTGGAGACGGAAGGCCGGGCGCTGGAGATTCAAATCACGCAATGGAACAAGCAGTTTCTGTGTGAAATCAACGGTACACCAATCCAAAACGTGAAAAGCTATTCTCTTGTACAGTCCAGCAATGGTAGCACATTGCTGAATCTGACGTTGGAGCTCAATGCGGAATTTGTGTCAGCCACGATACAAGCGCAGACGCAACCGCACTTGTAATCCATGAATGACGTTCCATAGTTTCTGAGAACCTGGAGAGCAAGCCTTTCTGCGGAGGAACCTGCCCATTGACGATCATTTCAACAAGGTCAATCAGTTTTTGAACCTGCTCTTTATCGGGCGCATTTTCAAGCTCTGCCTTCTCGCGCAATTCTTGAAAGTTGGTTTTGTAATTGATTGTTGCAGTGTTGGCCGTTCCAATTACAGAGCCATAAGCTGTTCCAATATTGTAAACATTGCTTTGGCGCTGTTCAGTTTCTTTTCTGTGATTCTCGGCCTCTGTCGTGTAGAAAGCTTTTATTTCTTCCTGATGTTTCTGGAAGTATGAAGCCTGAGTTTCTGTGATATAAAGGCGTTCATTTGCCGGAGTAATGACCACATCATCGACTTTTATATCTGTTCCAGGTCGGAAACCAACGTATTGACGATTCGTAGCTGTTTCTCTATTGGGCAATCCCGGAATTGTTGAGATGATTTCGCCATTACGCTCAATCCTCATATCAATCCCATGAATTCTTAAAAATTTTTCAAAAATCATTCTTTTCACCCCCTTTCTATTCTATCTCAGTATACCGCGGGAGGGGGACAACCAACAAGGAGGTGAAACCATGAAGGACTTCTTCAGTGACAACTGGCAAACCATTGTACTAGCAGCGGCCACGACCATTGCAGTGCGTTTACTGTTAGGGTGGTGATGATACTGACCACAATGGGCAGCCAGAGCGAGGTCAACATCCTGTCCCGACGGTTGTCCTTCTGGTACTCTTTGTAGACCAGATAAAATTTGGATACGCAATAGGTTCCGGTCGGGATTGGCGCATTAAACGCATCAACTCCGCATGTATCCGGAGTGACCAACCCCATCATTTTCAATGCGTGAATTTCCTGATCGCTGCATTTTTTGTGTGGATGACGCTGAATTTCCTTTAGCAGCTTTTTCTCTTCAGCGCTTAATATCACATTTTCACAATCGGTTCTGCGATGCATCATTTCATCTCCCTTCCGCCCTCAGTATACCGCGGGAGGGGGACAACCAACAAGGAGGTGAACCACATGCGCCCAACGCTGACAATCAACGAGACGCTGAGCCTGAAGCGCAAAGCCGGCATGCGGGCCAGCTACTGGGACGAAGTAACCGGCCTTGAATCCGGCCGGTACCCGTATGGGCACACCGTCCGGGCCGCCCGGCCGGACGGCAGCCCCGGGCGCCGGATTGTGCGAATTTACCGGGCCGATCTGGAGGCCTGGATCAAGAGTAAGGAGGCAAACCAATGCTGTACGAACTGAGCATTCACGACGTTATGACCTTGCAGTCGGCCTGCACAGCGGCCCAGTGCAAGGCGGCAGAAAGCGCCGAATCCGCCGAGCGCTGCGCGAACAACCCGAACATGCCGGAGCAAGAGCGCGCCGCAGCGGCCCGGACGGCCCGCTGGAACCGGGCACGTGCCGCCCGATTTGAAGCCATCTATGAGGCGCTCAAAGACGGCCGGGAAATCACCAGCCTGGAGCAGGCAAAGGAGGCTCTGGAGAGATGAGAGTGCTGCTGAGTCTGCTGCCCGCGCTGTGGCTGGCGGCGCTGCTCTGGTACACCGTGCGGTGCGTGGCAGCAGACCGCAAGCCGCGCATGGAGATTGTGGTGCCCCTGATGCTGCTGCCGTGGGTGCTTTCGTTGTGGGAGGTGTAAGCATGCAGAGATACGCCATCGTGATTTACGACAAGCGCACCGGCGACGTGTTCACGACCCTGATGCAGGCCGAGGACGGAGCCGCCGCTGTGGCCGCCATGAACCGCAAAGACTGGGGCACCAGCCTGAGGCCGCTGAGCCTGATCCTGCTGCCCAAGAGAGACTGAGGAGGATCCCACAAATGACACAGTACATCATCGTAAGCAAAAAGGCCGCCCCGGCTGGTACCCAGGACGACCTCCAAAGTGCCAAAGCTGAGCGCCCCGGCACTACCAATATTTTAGCCCGCCGTTTGCCCCGCGTCAACTGGGGCGGCGCCCTCGGCGGCATCTTCGGCGCTCTGGTGGCGGCCGCCATCTGGGTGCCGGTGGCCTACCTGACCCGCGGCTACTGGGCCGTGGGCGGCGAAATCTTTTTGATCGGCCTGGCGGCGGGCCTGGGTGCATGGCTGGGAGGTGACCCCCGTGGCTGACGTTGAGATCGACCGGGAGGATATCGACTGGATGCGCTGCACCTACAAAGAGGCCCGCAGCAAAACCAAGGCCATCCCCATTCTGGCCCAGTGTACCGGGTTGACCAGGGCGCAGGTACGCGCCGTGCTGGGGCTTCCGCCGGTGGAGCAGCTGCCATTCTCAAGCCGGTACTGCAGCAAAAGCTATTACGGACGCAGCCGCGAAGAGTGGCGCAGGCTGCAATTGCTGGCTCTGGAGCTGCTGCACAGCGGCCGGGCCCCCAAGGAAATTGCCAAAGACCTGGGCCTCAGCACGTCCACCGTGAGGCGCTGGGGCGAGCGCGAGGGAGGAGGATGATCATGATCGGCACCTTAAATTTTTACACGGTCCAGGGCTGGATGGTGAGCGAGCTGCACCTGACCGGCAACGAGCTGCTGGCCTATGCTGTGATCTACGGCTTCAGCCAGGACGGCGCCAGCGAGTTCCGCGGTACGCTGGCCTACGTTGCCGAGTGGCTGGGCTGCAGCAAATCCAGCGCCCACCGCACACTCAAGCGCCTCACCGAGCGGGGCCTGATCGAGGCCTCGGCCGACGGCGGCGGGTGGGTCTGCAAGCCGGCGGAGGCAATACATTCCGTAAACACGGAGGCCCCCGAGGCGTTCCAAAACGGAACGGAGGCCGAACCAGAGCGTTCCGAAACGGAACGGGCACCGTTCCAAAATGGAACAAAATCGTTCCAAAACGGAACGGACACCTTATCTAATTATAATAACTATAGAGATAAGGATACCCCCGAAAAAACGAGAAAAGCCCCCAAGCCTAAAAAAGAATACGGAGAGTATAAAAACGTACAACTCACCGACAACGAGCTGGACAAGCTGAAAAGCCTTTATCCCAGAGACTGGGAGGACCGCATCAACCGGCTGAGCGCCTACATTGCCAGCAGCGGCAAAAAGTACCGCAGCCATTACGCCACCATTCGCATGTGGGCCGACCGGGACAAAAAGCAGCAGGGGCAGGCAAGGCCCGGCGGGTATGGCGGCCAGCGGCAGGACGTCCCGCCGGGGATGGAGATCGGGCCGAACGGGGTGTTGATTGACCCAACGCTGCCGGACCTGCCCATGTAAAGAAACGAGGAGATGAACCACAATGAGTGCATTGGCACAGGTGATGGCGGCCGCCGAACAGGCCGCGCAGGAGCCGGACTGGGCCGCCACCGAAGCGCCCGGCCCGGACGGCCTGCTCAGGTGCACCGTATGCGGCGGCAAGCGCCAGACGGCGGTCACCCTGCTGGGGCGGCGAACCGTGGTGCGGTGTGACTGCGGCTGCCGCGCCAGGCGGGATGAAGCCCGGCGGGCGGAGATTCAGGCTCTGAACGCCCAGGCCCGCCGCCGTGACTGCTTCGGCCCCGGCGGGGCGGGAATCGGCTGGACCTTTGAGCGCGACAATCGGCTGCACCCGGCCGTGTCGGACACGGCGCGGGAATACGCGGCCCGGTTTGCCGCCCACCGGCAGGCCGGACGGGGGCTGGTGTTCTACGGCCCCGTGGGCACCGGCAAAAGCTACATGGCCGGGTGCATCTGCAACGCGGTGATTGACCAGGGCTACACGGCCCGCATGGCCAATCTGCCGGACATCGGCCGGGGCCTGCAGGAAACCTGGGACAAGCAGGTCTACCTGGCCCGCCTGACCGACTGCGACCTGCTGGTGATTGACGACCTGGGCGTGGAGCGCAAGAGCGACTACATGGACGAGATCGTGTTCAGCGTGGTGGACGCATGGTACCGCAGCGGGGTGCCGCTGATCGTGACCACCAACCTGACCAGCGACGAGCTGAGCAAATCTTCCCGCCTGGCCGAGCGGCGGGTGTATGAGCGCATATTGGAGCGGTGCCGCCCGGTGGCCGTGGATGGCACCAGCCAGCGCCGCCAGGTGATGGTACAAACCTGGGCTTCCATGCGGGGCGACGTGAAAGGAGAAGCATAATGGGACGGAGAAAAGGATCCACCAATTGCAGAGGCGAGGCCTATCCGGTGCAGCCGGGCCGGGGCAAATCAACCGACCGGCTCAGCGCCTTTATGCGCCAGCTGGCCGACGAAAACGCCCGCCGGGTGAGCCAGGGGCTGTGCCCGCTGAGCTACGGGCAGTACAGCCTGCAATGCCGTGGCAAAAGGGAGGAACGCGAATGACAACCATTGCAAGGGTTAAAATTCCGGCCCGGATGCCCGGGGCGAATGAGTACATTGCCCAGGAGCGCCGCAGCCGGTACGCCGGGGCCAAGCTCAAGCAGGAGTACACCAATCTGGCGGCCCTGTACTTCCGCCGCGCCGGGATGAAGCCGGTGACCGCGCCCGTAAAACTCCGCTTTACCTGGCACGAGACAAACCGCCGCCGGGATAAGGACAACGTGGCCTATGCCAAAAAGTTCATTCTGGACGGGATGCAGCGGGCGGGGTTCCTTCCCAACGACAACAACCGGTGGATCCTGGGCTTCGAGGACTGCTTTGTGTACGGCGGCCGCCCCGGCGTGGAAATTGAGGTGATGTGCGATGACGGACTTGCTTAACCTGCTGGGTGCCCTGTTGGCCTGCACGGGGCTTGCCCTGCTGCTGGCCGCCGCGTTGGTGGTCATTCTCATCGCGTGGGCCGGAATGCATCGGGGGTGAACATTTCAATCCACGTCCCCCAATGTGGAGGACGACAGCAAAAACAGAAAGAATCCTCTGCTTTTGCTCATATAATACGGCAATTTGCACAGATTTAAAACCGAAACTCGGTGCGAAGCATAAAAGGAGAAGCCATGGACTATCGCAAAGAAGCAGCGCAGGAGCTGAAGGACCTGCTCAAGCGCCAAAACGCGGTGAGCACCCTGCGGGAAGAGCTGATGGACCTGTCCGGCCGGCTGACGGCTGTGAAATCCCCCTGTGCGGACGCCACGCCGGTGCAGGGCGGCAGCGCCCCCATTGAAGAGCGCACCATCAACCTGATTGTCAAGCGGGACGAGCTGCGGGCCATGCTGCAAACCTCGGCCCGGCGGGTGGCCCGCACCGAGCGCGCCCTGACCTGCCTCACCGACCAGCAGCGGGATTTCTTAACCGTGTTTTATGTGGACCGGCCCCGCGGCCATGTGGAAGCCCTGATGAGCAAGTACCATGTGGAGCGGGCCACGGTGTACCGCATCAAGGATGAAGCCCTGCGTGATTTTACCATTGCGCGGTACGGCGGCCTGGGCTGGGGGTGACACAATGAAGGCGCATTACTTATCCAACCGGGAGGCCAAAGTGGCCCGGCAGTACGCGGCCGGCCTCATCACAAAGCAGGCAGAGCTGGCCGCCCAGCGGGCCCAATACCTGTGGATGGCTGCCATGCTCAACGCGGGGCTTTCCGCCAAAACCGTAAACCGGTGCATGATCGAGCTTCAGGCCGTGGCCGAAACCTACGCGGCCTGCGTGAACGGCGAGGACCACGACGGCGACTTCCGCCTGGCCCGCGAGCTGATGGCCCGCGGCGTGCAGGTGGAGTGGCTGCCCGAAGAGCAATAACGGCAGCACACCGCCCGGCGGGGCAAAACGCAGCAAAGCCCGCCGGGAAGCTGGTTCTCCTCAGCGGGCTTTGTGATGCTTGCAATTGGGTTATTCTTCGTCCGGGTCCGGCACATAGGTCATAAAATCGCCGGGCTGGCAGTTCAGGCGTTTGCACAGTGCCTCAATGGTGCGGGTGTCAATCCCGCCGGGCTGCTGGCCGAGCAGTTTGCGGCGGGTGGCGCTGCCGATCACTTTCTCGGCGTTCAACTTATAGAGGGTGGTTCCGTTCGCTTTCAGAATATCCCCCAAACGGCTATAATCCATGGCCATAATGTCGTGCCTCCTTTTTCATTGCCTCTATTATAGCACAAGGCAAGGACTAAATATAGACTAAATTTGCACAAGAATTAAGTCTAAAGGTTGTCTATTTTGTCAATGGACTTTGGTCTATATTTAGACTATAATAGAATCATGGAAAGGAGGTGAGCACAATGAAAAACAAAAAACGCCGCAAGCAAAAGCCTGCGGCGGTGTCCAAAAGATGGTTAGCAGACCTGCTTAAGGACATTGCTGGGGGCGTTGCAACCGCCCTCATCATCAAGCTTTTGAAGCTTGATTAACCTGCAGAGGGCCGAGGCCGGAAAGCCCGACCCTCCGCTTTTAGTGTATCACAAATTCTGGGCTTTACAAGCCAGAGGAGGCAAAAATGAAAAGTGTTCTTACCATCGTTCTGGTGTATGTGATCGTCCGCAATGTCATTCGATATTTCTGGGGGTAAGCGGCCTGCCGCTTGATACACCCCGGCGGGCAGGCTGCAAACTCTGAGAAAAAAGCGAGACAGCAAATCTCGAAAACCATAGTATAATGGAATTGTGAAATGGCGGCGAACCATTTTGCGCTCAGAGTCGTCCTCCGTCTGGAGGACGTGGATTGAAATATGGTATTCCTCCAACCGCAAGGTACTCCCTAACGTCGTCCTCCATCTGGGGGACGTGGATTGAAATCGCCCTGGTGTACGGCGGGCCGAGTAGTACACCCAACACACCAACCGGGCCGCACGGCAGCGCAAAAAGCCGTGCGGCCTGGTGTTTTTATATGCGCGGCCATGCTGCATGAGGCACGGCCGCGCCGGGGCATCGATGGCAGCCCCGCACTGCATCCCTGGCCGCTCTGGGTGAGTGAGCGGCACCCTTGCCCCGGTCAGAGGGCAGATTCCAGATGCCCCCGGCGGGCGGGAGATGCGCACATATTTTTGGACCAAAAACATCCGTCCGTGCGCCGCCGGGGGCTTTTTTTGATGAAAGAAGGGACGGCCATGTCAAACCCACGGTATGCCAATGGGGCACTGCGGCGCGCCAACCGGGCCAGGCTGCGCGCCATTGGCGGCGAGTGCGGCATCTGCCACGGGCGGTTCGGGCCGATCCATTATGACGAGCCTTCTGACGCCCAGCACCCGCTGAGCTTCGTGGTGGACGAAATCAAGCCGGTTTCCAAATGGCGGCAATTCGGTTATTCATCCCCCCGCGCCGCGGCGGAGGACTGGACGAACCTGCAGCCCGCCCACTACTGGTGCAACGCGCAGAAGGGGAACAAAACGGCCTTTCCGCGCCCCAAACTGGTGAAAATCCCCAAAATTCGTGACGGAAACTGGTAGGTGGGGCGGGGCCCCCGGCCCCCCGGCGGGCGACTTCATCGCCGTCCAGCGCCGATTTACACACAGGAAATTTTTGAAAGGGGCGGTCAGGCGTGGCTACCATGAAAAGCATTACGGCAAAGGGCACCCGCCTGAGCCAGCTCAAACAGCTGGCCAAAGTGCTGGCCGTAACCATCGACGGCTGCGAGGACCCAAAAAATCTGCCGCAGCTGGCCAAACAGTACCGGGAGACCATCCGGGAAATTGAGGACCTGGAGGGAGGTGCGCAGGATGGCGACGAAATCGGCGACCTGCTCGCCGAACGAAGGGCTGATGGGAAGCCAGGTGCCGTGCGAACGCATCGCACCGGCCCACCGGGAAACTGACGGCCCGGATGCCGTGAAGCTGCTGCGCCTGGGCGGCACCGTGCTGGACCCATGGCAGAGCGACATTCTGGGCGACTGGCTGGGCCGCACGGCCTCCGGCAAGTGGGCCGCGCCCACGGCGGGCGGCAGCGTACCCCGTCAGAACGGCAAAAGCCTGCTGGTTCAGGGCCGGGCGGAAGCCGGCATGCTGCTGTTCGGCGAGACGGTTTTATACACCGCGCACCTCCAGAAAACGGCTACTGAGACGTTTGAGGAGATGCGCGATTTCTTTGAGGGTCCCAAGCTGCGGCGCCATGTGGCCGAGATCAAAACGGCCATCGGGCGGGAGCAGATCATCCTGAAAAGCGGCGCAAAAATCAAGTTTCTGGCCCGCACCCGCAACGGCGGCCGCGGCCAGCACGGCGACCTGCTCATCTTTGACGAGGCCCAGGAATTGAACGAGACGGCCCAGGGGTCGTTTCTGCCGGCCATTTCGGCCAGCCGGAACCCCCAGACCATCTACGTGGGCACGCCCCCGGGGCCGGACGCTGTGGGCACGGTGTTCCGGAACCTGCGCAGCCGTGCCCTTGCCGGTGACGCGGCACGGGCCGCCTGGTTCGAGTTCTCGGTGCCGGAGATCGGCGACGTGAAGGACCCGGCCCGCTGGGCGGCGGCCAACCCGGCCCTGGGGCGGCGCATTCAGCTCTCCACCATCGAGGGCGAGGCCGAACAGCTGGACCCGGACACCTTCGCCCGGGAGCGGCTGGGCTGGTGGAGCCCGGTGGCCGTGGAGCAGCAGGACTACGCCCTGGACCGGGCGGCCTGGGAAGCCTGTGCCAGCGAGGACGAAAAGCCCGAGGGCCAAACGGCCTACGGCATCAAATTTGCCGCCGACGGCAGCTGTGTGTGCCTGTGCGGCGCGGTGATTCCGAAGGACGGCCCGGCCCGGGTGTCGCTGCTGGAACTGCAGCCATCCGGCCGGGGTCTGGCCTGGCTGGCCGACTGGCTGAACCAGCGGTACGACAAGGCCAGCTGTGTGGTCATCGATGGCCGCAACGGCGTGGACGTGCTGGTGGAGCGCATCCGGGAGGTGTGGAAGGCGAAAAATTCGGTCGTGCGGCCCGCCGTGCGGGACGTGATCGCGGCCGTGGGGCTGTTCACCACGGCGGTAAACGAGGGCGGCCTGACCTGGTACCGCCCGCAAACCGCCCTGAACGAGAGCGCCCTCACCAGCACAAAACGGCCCATCAGCGGCGGGTACGGCTTCGGCGGCGAGAACAGCCTGCCGGTGGAAGCCTGCGCCCTTGCCCTGTGGGGGGCCAAAACATCCAAGCGGGACCCCTCCCGCAAAATGCGCATTGGCTGAAAGGAGCTTCATGCAGACGTTGAACTTCGGCATTGTGCCCGGCCTGAGCGGGGCCGAGCAGGCGCAGCTGCGGGATCTGGCGGACACCTACAACTACCACCAGGGCCGCAACGCGCGCAAGGAGACCTACTACGAGGGCCACATCAGCCTGGCGGACGTGAACCTGGGCATTGCTCTGCCGCAGGGCCTGCGCGGGCTGGAGGTGGGCTGCAGCTGGGGGCAGAAGGCCGTGGATGTGCTGGCCGCCCGCAGTATGTTTGACGGCTTTGTGGGCGCCGGAGGCAATCTGGACGGGCTGGCCCGCCTGGTTGCGGACAACCGGCTGCTGGCCGAGTATGCCAAGGCCTGCCGGGACGAGCTGAAATATGGCTGCGTGTTCGCCACCCTTTCGGCCGACCCGGCCATTGGCTGCCGGGTCCGCTTTCACTCGCCCGCCACGGCGGCCGCCCTGTGGAACGGCGAAAAGGGCCGCATTGACTGCGGCCTGGCCATCATTGATACGGTGAGGGATGAACACTTTGAGGGCGTATGGCGGCCCTGCCTGGTGAATTTTTACACCGATAACGCGGTGATTGTGCTGCGCTGCCACGGCAGCTTATGGATGGCGGAACGCCATGCCAACAAAATGGGCCGCCCGATGATGGAGCCGCTGATCTGGAACGCCACCAGCTCCAAGCCCTTCGGCCGGTCCCGCCTGAAGCAGCCCATCCGCGCCCTGATCGACGACTACGTGCGCACCGCCGCCAACGCCGCCATTGCGCTGGAGTTCGACACCACGCCGCAGAAGTACATTCTGGGCGTGACCGATGAGCAGTACGACGCCATTGTCTCCAACAAGTTCAAAACCTACATGGGCGCGCTGATGGCGGCCACCTCCAACCCGGAAACCGGCGCAAACCCGGTGTTCGGCCAGCTGGCACAGGGCAACCTGCAGCCCCATGTGGAGAAAATGCGCATGACCGCCACCCAGTTCGCGGCGGCCACCGGCCTGACCGTGACCGACGTGGGCGTCGTGAATGACGCCAACCCCACCAGCAGCGACGCCATTCTGGCCCAGAGCCAGACGCTGGTGCTTCTGGCCCAGCAGCTGAACACCGGCAACGGCGACGCCCTGCGCACCATTGCCTGCATGGCCCAGGCCGTGGCCCGCAACTGCACCCTGGCCGAGCTGACCGAGGACGAAACCGGCATCATGGCCCACTTTAAAAATCCCGCCATGCCCAGCGTGGCTGTGACGGCGGACGCCGCCATTAAAATTGCCTCGGCCCGGCAGGAGTTTGCCAGCACCGACACCTTTTTGGAGATGATCGGCTTTGACCAGGCGGACATCCGGCGCATTAAGGGGCAGGAGCAGCGGGTGCGGGGCCAGCAGCTGCTGATGGAGATGGACAATGAGACTGACGGCAGCCGCGTGGAATGAGTACATCACCCGCCTTTCCCGCCTGAACGAGAAGGCCGGGCAGCGGATGCAGGAGTACGTGGCCGCCCACGGCATTGAGGACGGCCCGGCGCTGATCGCCTACGCCAACGCGCTGGTGACGAAGTACGGCGAGGGCAGCGCCGAGCTGGCCTGCCAGATGTACGACGCTCTGGCCGAGGCCTCCAAGGCCAACGTGCCAGCGGCCGAACCCGCCGCCACGGCACAGTACAGCGAGGTGGCCCGCATGGTGAACGCCACCAGGCGGCAGAACCCGGCCAACCTGCCCAACGGCGTGCGCCGCCTGGTGAAGCGGGCCGGGGCCGACACCACCCTGCACAACGCCATCCGGGACGGGGCGGAATGGGCCTGGGTGCCTCATGGGGACACCTGCCCCTTCTGCATGATGCTGGCCTCCAACGGCTGGCAGAAGGCCAGCGCCAAGCTGCTGAAGGGCGGCCACGCCTCGCACATCCACGCCAACTGCGACTGTGAGTTTGCGGTGCGGTTTGACAGCAGCACCACCGTGGCCGGATATGACCCGGCGGAATATCTCCGGCAGTACCGGGAGGCGGGCAGCGATGTGAACGCCTGGCGGCGCATTGATTATGCGGCCCGGAAGGATGCGATCAATGCCCAGAAAAGGGCGGCGTATGCGGCGAGAAATGCCCTGCCGCAGATTCCGAATTTTAACCCGCTCCCTGAAAGTAAGGTTGTTGATGTTCTCCAAAAAGAATCTCAACCGTGGATCGAAAGTCTGTCGGATGCTGAACGGATTGCCTTTGAAAAATATACGTTCAACCCCGGTGACAATAAGCCTGACCGTTTCTTTGAGCGATTGAACCGGATGCTTCGCGGTGATTCTCCTGAAGATGAGAAACTCCGGATGTATGCGGAAAGAATTTCCGGTGCGTTGAAAAGAAGCCCCTTACAGCATGACGTTTTGTGTTACCGAACAGTCGATTTTAACCCCTTCAATGGTGCAAAAGTCGGAAGTATTATTTTTCCAGGACATTTCTACAGCACCTCTGTTATAAAATCCGGTGCACTTAAAAAAGATTTTAAAATCACCATTTGCGCGCATGCTGGTTCATATGCTGGCTATCTGGAGGCAATCAGCCTATACAAAGTTCAGAAAGAACTTTTATTTGACAAAGACACACTGTATAGAGTATTATTAGTAAAAGATTCTCAGGCAGTGTTGGAGGTGATTTTGCCATGAAACCGAACAATGACATGAAAGGTCCTGTGACAGATGCAGATCGCCGCAGATGGATTGAACGGCAGGAAGCATGGGCAAGGGACCAGGTTCCATTTCGAGCACTCACTCCGGAAGAAATCGCTGAGCTGAAAAAGCAAGGCCGCCTTTAATCCGTTTATAAACCACGATGCACCCGCACCGTGGTTTTTTCATGCCCAAAAACAGAAAGGACCCTCCAATGGACACGGCTCTTAAAATTCTTATATGGTTCGCAGCTCTCTATCTGGCAGTAGGGTTATGCTGGTTTACTCTGATAGTTTTTAGTTTTGGAAAAGAGCTTCTGGACGAGTTTCGCGAAGAACGCAAACACAGAAAGCCTTAAAACTGAATAGCCGCGGTTGGCGCAATGCGTCAGCCGCTTTTTTATGCCGTTTTAGCTCAGTTGGCAGAGCGCCGGTCTCCAAAACCGGGTGTCGCAGGTTCAAGCCCTGCAAACGGTGCCATCGCAGCGGGCAGTGCGTACCCTGCCCAAAACCGCTGGCGGAAGGAAAACCGCGTTACCAAACCGTGGTTTTACACCCAGAAAGGAGTTTTCCACCATGAAACGCGAAGATGTGAAAAACAAGATTCCCGGCATCACCGACGAGCAGCTGGACTGGCTCATGCAGGAAAACGGCGCGGACATCACCCGGGAGAAA